GTTGACCCTTGCAGCCTCTTTATACTTGTGGCTGAAGCCTTAGGGCTAAGCCATTTGTACCGGAGTCATACTCCGAGTGAGGTTACCTCTGTCGCAATGCCAGAGGAGTCAGATGTGCAATTCCGCGATAAGTACCTCCTTCGGGAGTTGCTGCGGAAGTATCCCGCATTTGACCTAGGGATTGAGACCAGATTAGCTGCCAAGACCTCATTCTATGAGGACGAGACAGTGAATTCAGCCACGAATGACCGGTTACTCAGTGAGGTGCCCTCAAGCACCACCGCCCAGGTATTATGCCTGGCGCGCAAAAAAATCGCTGAGATACTTGGTCAGTTTTCCGAAGCTGAGTTCTGGCAGGGTTGGAGATTCGGCCCCAAGAGTACGTCTTCGCTGCGGTACCGTGAAGCGACCGTAGAGAATAAACTACAATTGGGAACACCCGCAGCAACGCTCGAAGCGCTACCACTTTTCCGTAACCTACTACAGAACGAACCAGGATGGTCGTACTGTATGAGCCGGAAGTTCGGTGGGGAAACCCACTGGATTGATTGCTCTGGGGATAAGGTACCTCATGATGGGGTAAAGATAGTGGAGCACCTGACAAGGATTTGTCAGTTCGATCGTTGGACTAGCGTCCGCAAGAACGCTAAAACGGATCGTGGCATCGGGATCCCTCCCGATGGGAACATCGCCATGCAATTAAGCGTTGGTAAGATGATCCGTCGCCGCCTACATGATGTTGGCGTCGATCTTAGCGACCAAACAAGGAATCAAGTTGCTGCACTGCGTGCCAGCTTGAAGGGTGACAATGCCACAGTCGACGTGAGAGGCGCAAGCCAATCTGTGACCTGTGGATTAGTTTGGAACCTGATTGGTTCACAAGACCGTCGGGAACTAGACTGGCGGTGGTTCTGGGTGCTGGAAGCACTTCGGACACCGTTTACCCTAGTTGACGGAGATATGCACGAGAACGAAGTCTTCTCCATGATGGGGAACGGCTATACGTTCGAACTCGAGTCATTGGTGTTTTATGCCTTGGCTTGGGCGTGTACCTCCTTCTTGCACGAAGACGTCGATGCGGTTAGCGTCTATGGAGACGACATTATTCTCCCGGTTGGGTCCTATGACCTACTCGTAGAAGTCTTTGACTTTTGCGGGTTCCGGATCAATGAGGATAAGTCGTACCACTCTATAGGTGACTACCGCTTTAGGGAAAGCTGTGGAAAGCATTACCTGAACGGCGTTGACGTTACTCCCTTCTACGTGGATAGCCCGCTGGACAATCCGGCGACAATTATCCTAGCAGCGAACAATCTTGTACGCTGGGCTGTCAAGCCTGGCCATCGAGATGGACGCGTTTTCCCTGTTTGGGTTTACCTCGTTGCCCATTTGGGCCCTGGTTACCTAGATAGGAAAATTCCACTTGGAGAGGCCAATGATGGTCTCATCGTGGACTGGGACGAGTGCTGTCCGCCCTCCGTCTGGTTGAAAGGTGTTGGTGGCATGCCCCACACCCATAGTGGGTGGAAGGTTAAAACCGTGGCTTACGAGCCGCGGCCTACCGCATTAGACGACCTTTCGAGGTACTTACGTTGGCTCTATAACACCTCGGGGAGGACTGGTTTCAAACCACCTGCCGTGCCAAAATTGGGCGGTAAGGAGTTTTCGACCTGGTTCCCCTCGGGATGGTTAAAAGTAGAGCCTTCGCTAAAAACTGCACCGGAAGTGGCGAGAAGCATCGCTGCCAAGGCAAGCCTGCAGTTAAGTAGTAGAGTTGTGACCTCCTGGCCCTGGCTTGGGCCTTGGGTGTCTGATGACTTTGTCATAGAACAGAGTGACGTCGAGCTCTTTGTGAGGCTGAGGTCAGCTCACATCGTGCATCGGCGATTTCCGGTTATGGGTAAGGGTTACAGACCCGCCCGTCCCGGTAAGAAACGTCGCTCCAGTTGATGGCTAGCATCTAGC